AGGCGTCCCCCGCCCCCTTAAGAATCCCCCCCTGCCCCTCGTCAAGCGCCGCCGTTGGCGCTCTGCCGGTGATGCCCGTCTACAGTGCCAGCACAGCTTGCCGCTGCCGCTCCTGCGCAGATATGGTCAGTGCAGCACCCACGGGAACGCTTCCCGTAAGGCTCCGCTTGCATTTGGACACGCGCTCCCCGGGGAAATCCACTGCGCAGCCGTTAGCGGCTCTGCCGCTTTACGGATGCGGCGTCCCCCTTTGGCCGTTGCAGGTGGAGAGGTCAAGGAGAGGGGAAATGTCCTCTCGTTTTTCGCGGCGAAGCCCAGCATAGCGGGCTCGCTGCGACGGAGGAAGAAGGAAGGTTCGGATATGGAGCTTTCGGCTTTGCCGAAAGCGCAATGGAGTACCTTTCTTCTGACGTTTCGGAAGGGTCCCTTCTCCTTGCGTGCTTTTGCCTTCTTTTCCCACGAGGGCGAAACACCCTTGCGCCCGCCCTTAGAACCTGTATTCACAAGCGCCAACGCCGCCTGGACGGGCCTTTTTCCGCCATGCTTCGCTAAATTTTCTTGAAATACACAAAGTATTTATAAAAAATTTATCTTCGCCTTGCGAAAAAATTCCTCGCCCAGTCAACGTTTTCGCTTATGAATACAGGTTCTTATTCGTAAGCTTCCCTGACGCTTATCATCTCCGGCTCAAGACTCTCCAGCTGCATAAAGCCCGCGCGCACCAGCTCAAAGGCTCCCCGCGCCTCGGCCGGACACTCCCGCGCGTGGAAAACCAGCTCCGCCTCCCCGGACTCAAGCCGCTCCCGCAGCCGCCGCACCGGAGCAAGACGCGTCCAGCCCGCCAGCGAGTATACAAGGCAGCTCACCGCCGCGCATATCTCCGGCGAGCCCGCGGCGTGCCCCGAGCAGTACACGCGGTAAACGTCTCCCCGCCGCGTAAGCTCAACGCGCGTCATTGCCCGCCTCCATGTCCGGCACGCTGCGCCGCGCCAGCGCCTGGGCGTAGCCCTCCCTCGGCCTGTGCGCGTCCACGGCCCGCGCCGCCGCGCCGCGTCCGGACGAGGCGCGCCCGTTTCCCTGAGCCTCCGGCTCCGGAGCCGCTCCCTGAGCCGGCGCCGCTCCGGTCAGCGCGGCTATTGTCTGCGTACACTGCTCCAGCTTCATTGTCAGCTCCTGACATATCCTCAGCAGCGTCTGGCCCTGCCGCGCCTGCTCCCTGACCTTGTCTATGCCCTCGAAGTCCATCATCTCCAGCGCGGCCAGCGCCTCCTGAGCCCGCTCGGGGTTGAAAAAGCCAAGGCCGTAAAGCTCCTTTGCCCGCTCGTTCTGCTCCATGCGGGAAAAGGGGTTTTTCTTCTGCGCCCTCACCTTCAGGTCGAACACCGGCCGCCGGTAAAGCAGCCCTCCCTCCGCGCTGGGCCCCGCCGGCTGCTCCCGAAGCTGCGCGCCCCCCAGCTGCACGAAGCTGTACTCCCCGCTTCCCGCGCCCGTTATGCGGAAGGTGCGCTGCTCGTCGTAAAACTGCCGTATCAGCTCTATGCACAGCGAGGCTATGCGCGTGTGCGCCCGGTATGAGCCGGAGATCATGTCGCGGCTTGTCTTGTTGCCCGCCTCCTGCAATGCCGCTATGGCGCTGGCCGCCGTCACGCCCGAGCCCGTGCCTCCGCTGTTTACGTCCCTGTTGCCCGCCGTGTCCTTCATCTCCTCTATCTTCATCTGCACGACGTTGACGTATATCCCGTCCAGCGGCTGGCAGACTATCTCCCGCAGCCGCCGGTCGTCCAGCTCGCCCTCCACATCCACTATCGGCTCGTTCCAGTCCAGAAACTGCTCCCTGTTTATGTTCGTGTTTGTCGAGGCGAAGAAGCGTTTTTTCGTGTTCATCATGCTGCACTCAAGTATGTTTCCCGACAGCCTGTCTATGTACAGCTGCGGGTCCCTGCACACGGCCACATAGCCGAAGCCGCAGGGCGTGCCCTTCTCCGGAAACAGCACGTCGAGCACCACGGGATAAAGCCCGTGGTCGTAAAAGCCCCTGTCCGCGTATCTCGGGTCGTTCTCGCTGGCGTAAAGCAGCTCCTGACCGACGAATTTCGCGTAGTGCAGCACGGTGCTCCCCCCTTCGCCGCGCAGCTTGTAGTACCAGTCCACCACAACGCTCTTGCCGCTGAGATCTATGGACTCGTCGTAGACGTACTGCTTGACGTCCACCGCGTTGCCGCGCAGCCGCCCCCTGTGCTCGGGGTACTGCCGCTCGAGCGCGTCCTCGTCCGCCAGCTCCACGATGAACAGGCTGCGCGAATCCTGAATATCCGTCACCCCCGGCTCCCAGAACAGCTTCAGCAGGTCTATCCTGCGTATGTCCACGTCGCCCAGGCCGTTTTCCCTCTCGCTGTTCCAGAAAACGCCGTAGGCCGCCGTGCCGTGCTTGAGCTTCTCCCACCAGTTGTCCGCATAGGTCTGCTCATAGCCGCAGTTCTCCAGTATCACCGGCAGCACCTCGGAGAGCGTCGCGGCGCTTTCCTCGTCGCTCCGCTCCCGCGGCAGCACCACCGGCTCGGGAAAGTTGTCCATGGCGTCGGCGTGCTTGTTGAGTATGGCGTTGAAAAGCCACGCGCTCGTGGGCCTGACCTGCTCGTGCCGGGCGTCCTTCCCTATGGCCTCCCAGTGCCGCAGCTCCCACCACAGCTCGTCCTGCACGATCCGCTGCTCCAGATTTTCCTTGCCCTGCTTGTAGCGGGCCAGCGTCTGCGCCGCCGCAGCCACCTCCTCGCGCCCGACGCCCCTCCGCAGGCCGCCGCGCTCGTTTCCCGCCTCTCCGCCCGCGCCGGAGCTCACCGCTGCCCTGCCGCTTTTTACAAACATTTCGTCCATTTCTGACCTCCTGTAAGTTTTTTTGTTTTTCCCGTCCAAAAAGCCCCGCAGCCTCGCAGAGTTTCGCCGCCGCCGCTGGCGGCGGACGACCGAGGCGCGAAGCGCAGCGATTCCCTCTCGAAGAAGCGGCTCAAGCCGCTTTTTCGAATGTTTTCAGTATTTCCTGAAAAAATCGTACCTGTCGTACCGCACGGGTGTATCCGTGTCCAGCGGGCTGTACTCCCTCAGCGGCCTTTCCGCCCGCGGCGCGGGAGCTATGGGGTTTTTCATGCACACATAGCGCAGCTCGTCGTATATGTGGTCCTCCCCCGCCGTGTCCACGTCCTCGACGTCCCTCTGGTCGTAAACCAGCGCCGGCAGCGTGCGTATGAAGTGCCTGCACGTGGAAAACACATACAGCATCGGCACGCCCTGCCCGTCAAAGGCCAGCCGGTGGTGCACCTGCATTTTCCCGTCAATCCGCGCGTTGTCCCCGCGCTCGAAGTATATCCGCTCCCGCTCAAAAAGCGCGCCTATGCTCTCCGTTCCGTCGCTGCCCCAGATCGCGGGATCGCCCACGCGCTGGATTTTCCGGCCCGAGAGGTTGACGTCCTCCCGCTCTATGCGTTTTATCTGCCTTGCCGCCTCCGCCGGCTCGAGCCTCACGCCCGTGTCCGGCTCTCCCGTGCAGCCGTAATACTCCCGTATCCTGTACAGCCTGCGCTCGTGGTCCACGGCGTACCAGCCCACGGAAAAGGGCTTTGCGTAGCCCCAGTCCAGCGAGCACCACACCCGCCATGTATCCGGAACGCGGAAGGGGTCTATAACGTGCGTGCCGCGCCTGTCGCCGTAGCGCTCTGGATCGTTGCGCCACTCGGTGAACACCTGCCCCGTAAAGCTGTTCCAGTCGCCGTAAAGCAACGCGCGCCGCTCCGCCTCCGGCATGGAGGCCAGCCGCGTAACGTAGTCCGGGTCGTTTTTCAGCAGCGCCGGATTGTCGAAAACGGACGAGGGCACAAAAATACGGCTTTTCCGCCGCTTTTCGCTGTGCCCGTCCGGAAAAACGACCTCCGCGTCGCTCCATATCGTGGTCATGGGCTTCTGCGCCGTGACAAACCGCTCCTTCACCCAGCCGTGCCCCAGTCCCCCGGGGTTGGTCGTTGCCCTTATGTATACCCTCGTCCCCGGCCCGTTGGGGCGGTTTCGCGAGAACAGATAGCTGTACTCGTCCCAGGCGAAGTGCGTCAGCTCGTCGAAGGCGATGAAGTCATAGGCCTGCCCCTGATACTGAAAGCGGTCGCGGCTGTGCTGCATGGAGCCGAATACGATCTTCGCCCCCGAGGGAAAGGTCCATGTGTGGCTGCCGCCGTTGTACCTTGCCCGCGGAAAGGCCCGCCGGTAATAGATATGCGTCTTGTCTATAAGCTCGGTCAGCTGCGGAAAGGTCTTTCGCAGTATAAGCGCCTTGTAGTGGGGTATGCTCACCTGACGCAGCGCCTCTATCACCAGCGCGTCGCTCTTTCCTCCCCCCGCCGCTCCGCCGTAAAGCGCCTCGTCCTCAAACCGCGACATGAACAGCGCCTGCTTCGGCTGCGGCGTCCATACGGCGCCGCTCATTCCTCTCGCTCCCCTCCGCCGGATGCCGCGTCCGCCCCGTTCTCCGGCTCCGGCATGACCGCCGGCAGCTCCACGACGCCGCCGGCCTGCTCCGTGCCGTCGGCCTCCCGCGGCCGGAAGGCCCAGCGTGCGCTCCGGCGGTTGGCCAGCCAGAACTTCGCGCTGTCCCCGTCCGGCGGAAGCTGCCTTACCACCCGGCGCACGCACACCTCCTGCCGCTGTCCCGTCTCGGGGTCGGGCCTGAGCTCGTATACCCGCTCCTCATACTCCCCGCCGCAGGCCCTGCGGTGCAGCGCCGCCTCCACCTCGTCGTCCGCCGCCTCCCTCGCTCCGGCCAGCGCCCGCAGCAGCGGAGCGTACCGCCCCGTATACTCCTGCCCCGCCAGCTCCGCCGCGGCGCGCTCGCTCTCCGCCTCGTCCAGATAGCGCCGCCAGGTCGAGTAGCCCAGACGCAGCTTTTTCGCGATCTCCTTTTCCGTCGCTCCCCGCCGCGCCCACAGCGCTATCTTCTCCGTCCTCGGCAGCACCAGCGTCTCATATTTCGTCCTTCCCACCGCCGCCCGTCATCTCCCTTCGTGAGCGCCGCTCCCCCTCGCGTGGGCGCGCGATGCGCGCGAGGCGCTCAAAGCGCTCATTTTCGCCGCGGCATCCTCTTCGCGCGCGTGCGCGCGCCCGCCGGTGCGCGAAGCGCTCATTTTTCCCTTTTCCTGACCTCAAGAACATAGCCATAGCCCCCCTGCTCCCGCCGCGTCCTGAGCTCATAGCGCCGCAGGCTGCCCACCGCCACCCGCGGCAGCGTCAGAACCGCGCCGCCGTTTTCCGTCCTCTCTCCGCAGCTGAGCGCCGCCTGCACCAGCACCGCCCGCGTCAGCTCCTCCAGCTCCCTGAAGCCCGCGCGCAGCTCCTTCAGCTCCCTCTGCTGCTCCGCCGCCTTCTTCTGCCAGCGCCCCAGCTCGTGCCGCGCCTGCTCAAGCTCCTCCTGTGCCTTCCTTTTCATTTTCCGTCCTCCTGCCTTTCATATTGGCGCAGCAGCGCCCGCGCCAGGGTGCAGCCGCGCCAGCCCTGCGCCGCGGCGCAGTACTGCCGCGTGTATTCCCTCCATGTCTGCGCGTCGGCAAAGCTCAGCCCTCCCGCCTCGCACTTCAGCCCCCGCTCCCTGTCCGTCCTGAAAAACGGACAGGCCCATCTTCTTCCGCTTCCCATGTCTTTTTCCCTCCCCGCATTTCCGGCGGCCGCCAATACCGTATCTGCTGCGGCCTGCCCGCGTGATACTCGCTCCGGTATATCTTCACGCAGCCGCCCGGCACCGCAAGCTCCGCCTCTCCCGTCCTGGCCTTCACCGGCCTGCCCGCGACGGCCTTTTTCAGATTCCTGCTCCCACGAAACCGCTTCGCGTTGGGAAAATACCTCACCTGGCTTATCATGTAGTCGGCCAGCTCCTGCAAGTCCCCGTGGTGGTGGCTGTAAAGCTCCCTTGCCCATACTCCGCCCTCGTGCCATTTCTCCCTTGCCGCCTCCGCCGCCTCGGAGTTTATGACCATGTGCACATGCACGCGCACGGCCTGACCCGCCGCCCCGTCCATGTCCGACACAACGAAGGCATAGCGCAGCTCCACGCCCGCCTTCGCGCAGGCCCGGTGCAGCCTCTTTATGTACCGCTCCGACATGAAAGCGCAGGCCGCCATGTACAGCGCGTCCCTGTCCCCGCTTCCGGCCCGGCGCTCAAGCTCCGCCAGCGCCTCGTCGGAGAAATCCATTCCCATGCACATATCCCGCCCCACCGTGAAATTGCAGTTGAGCAGCCGCCCCAGCTCCGTGCGGGCCTCAGTCGCTCCCTTCTCCGCCCGCCTGACCGCGGTGCGCATTTTGCTGTAATTTCTTCTGAGCGTCTCCGTCTCCCGCACCGGAAACTTTGTCTTGTACTCAATCCCGTTGTCGCACCTGTAGGTCCGTATATACCACGCCGTCTTTATCCCCATCGTACTTTCCCCTTTCTCTGCCGCGCCCCGCATCTCCCGTCCCTGTCGGACAGGAGCCCAGCGTCAGCGGGTCCTGCCCGAAGAAGGAAGGTTCGGATATGGAGCTTTCGGCTTTGCCGAAAGCGCAATGGAGTACCTTTCTTCTGACGTGGGCCCCGGCGGCACTGTCTCTCGATGCTTTCTTTCTCTCTCGAAAATCTCCAATGCAGATATCCCGCAGGAGAGTTTCGCTCCCTCGTCTCATCGGAGAACAGCCCAGCGAAGCGGGTGTTCTCCGAAAAAGGCGGAGCAGCGGAATGAGCGAGCTTTCGGCTTTAGCCGGAAGCGAGGGATATGTAGCTTGTGACGCCGCGGTCGATTAACCCGCCGTTACGAACCCGCGCAAGAAACGCGCACGCGCGTAATTTATAATGTATACTCCGCCCCGCCCGGCGTTTTTCTCAAAAGGTACACGTTCCAACCGCTCAGACCGCGGCGGGAACCCCTTCCCGCCGCCGGCTCAACAGTCAAAATGTTCTCAGCCCTTTGCCGCGCTGTCTCCGGCCTTGTCCGCAATAGCGGCGACCGCTATCCACGCCGCGGCGCTGTCTCGCGCCACTCGGCTTATCTCGCCGCAGAACGCGCGCACCACGTCCCCGTCCTCCTGCTTGACCCCGTTCCAGAGCTGCTTCATGCAGTCCTTGAGCTCCTTCGCAATGTCGTCCTTGCGCTCCAGAGCCGCGGATATAAGGCTGTAGCTCTCATAAGGGGAGCTGGTATATTCCCCGTGTCGGGCAGCTTCCCGCTCCCGCTCCCTGCCGATATCGTGCAGTACGTCCTGTATCAATGTGCTATTGTTTTCCATTTTCCGCCTCCTCTCCGTTCTTCTCGTATATTACTGTCAGCCCATATTCAAGCGCCGCCGCGTGCTCAATGCGGCAGCCTCGAGCACCTCCCCAGCCCTCGCAGAAATAGGCCGCATGGCACTTACTCATGTTTTCAAGGCTTTTTGCCAGAAAGCAGAGCGGGATTTGCACTACGCCACGCTCCTCCATCCTTTTCTGGCTGTACCGTTCGTCCGTGAACAGTGTGTTTACTACCTCATAGCCCATAGCGGTCAGGGCGGCAGCGGCCCGCTCCCTTGTCCTGATGATCTCATCGTCAGTCCTTCCTGCCATTGGCTGACTTAGAGCCTATCCCAAAATTATCCGCACACATCTTGCTTGCATCTTTTCTTTCCCCTTTCTTGTGTATTATTTCTTTTCCACGCCTCCAGCGCCCCCGTCTCCACCAGCGCCGTATACTGCCCGTATGTAAGCCCCAGCGCGGCGGCCTCCGCCGCCGCCTGCGACAGGCTCTTTCCCTCAAGCCCCGCCGACGTCGGGGCCTGCTCTTTCCTCCTGCGTCCCATGTCTCACACCTCCTCCGGTTTACAGCGGTAGACGAGGATTTTCTTTTGCTTCTCTGAAATCATTTCTTTATACCACTTTTTATCTTGATTTTCCTTACGCAATCTGGGCAAAAATCAATGTCAGCCGCAATTCTTGTTGCGCACTTGTCACACATTGCCTTATCACAGGTAATCGTCCAATCCATGTCAACTTTTGCCCATGCCGTTTCACAAAACTTCGCTTTGAACATCAAATGCCGCGGCGGGTGCCCAAGATAATTAGCCCTTCCAATTGGAGCATCACAAAGTCTAGTCGCAGGTTTTCCACAAAATACACATCTTACGTTCATTGCGTCATACCAAGAGCGATAGGACCTATGTGTATGCAAGGCTCATGTACGATGGCTTCGGTTGAGGAAAGTCTACAGACAAGCCCTCTTTCTCCAGAATATCTAACTCCGTGATATCCTGCAATCTCTCCATCAGCACATCCGTCACCCGCAGGAAAATCCGCGCGGCCTCCTTCGGCATGTGGATGGAGGGACGCCATTTTCTGTTTTGGTCGCAGAACCCTGCTTTGTATCGGTAAACATCTCCATCTTGTGTCCACGTCTCCCGCACATACAGGAGGTCGCCGGGGCGGTAGGGCGGTTCGCACAGCTTTTCAAGCAGCACCTTATCCGGTGTTTCTGGGTGCTCCTTGTGATACGGGCTATCAAGAACACGGAGATGCTGCGGCTTCACCACCCGCCGCGTCACCGTCTTGCGGCCCGCCAGCAGTGCGCGTACCATGTCGGTGTTAAACAGTATCGGTTTCAGCTCAGGCATACTCACCATCTCCAATCTCATCAAAGCTCATCTGCCCCACGCAGTCCGTATACGGCTCGTTCTCCCACTCCACGCCTATGTAATCCAGCACTCTGCCCCAGCCGTACTTCTCTCCAGTATCTGGGTCTGTGCAGCATTTGTACATCCAAAACTCCCACTCCTTCGGGTTATCCTCCCTAAGCCGGTCAAACCGGTGTGGACGCGCTTCAATGTGTATACCAAATCCGCACATACTGCATCCGGTTCTTTGCGCTCTGGTCGTTCTGAGCGTCCCGTCCTCATCGCGGACGATTTCCCCATAAATTTTGGGCACATTAACGCCAAGGTTGAGCGCAAGCTGCAACAGGTCTTGTCTCGAAAAATAGTTAAATGGACAGCTCCTTGCAGTGCTCTTTCCGATGTAGTTGCAGCCGTTTTTTACAAGGCCCAGCTCACGCTGCCCGCCCTCCGACTGCATCAGCCCCAGGAACGGCCATGAATTATGCTCCTTGGCCCATTTATCTGCCGGCAGTTCTTTCATCCAGTAGCAGCAGTCGGCAGATACTTTGAACGGAGCCGTTTTGCATGTCAGGTCAGGACGATGGTCTGCATACAGCCCTCCAAACAATTCAAGCCATTTATCCGGAAGTTTTATTTTATCGCTGTGTTGGAATTTTCCCTGCGCGCCCATATCTCCGGTCATAATCGCGTGAATAAATGTGGTTTTGGAATTATCAGCTTTTTGCAGGTTTGAAATTTTTTTCGCTTTGGCCTTGCTTATAACTGGAAATCCAAGCTCATTGAGAACCTGTACTTTTGACTTTATGGGCAAGATGGGAATAACGCCCAGCTCCTTATGTACAGCCTGTATGCTTTTATCCTCCAGCGCAGATACCGATACAGCAGGGATTTTATCGCCAAGTTCCTCACGCACAAGATACAAAAGCGTGATGCTGTCCAGACCTCCAACTGACACATGGCAGTTTTTCCCCTTTTCGCGGCAAGTCTCGTACCATTCCCAAATGCGCGTTCTGGCAAGACTTACCTTTGCTTCATAAGGCATGGATTTATACTGCTCTGAAATGGCCCGCATTTCCGCCATTGAATAACCTTCCACGCCCCTCACCTCAAATCCAGATGCACGTCGTACTCGTCGCCGAGCGTACTCTCTATATCCGCAAACGTGAGATATTTGCGGTTGATGCTGTCCGCGACATAGTTGACCTCGGCGGCGAGCTGGCCTATCTCCTCATGCGTGGCGCTGTGCTTATCCACGAGGACGTACAGCACTATTTGCAGTATCCGTGTCATGGCTTCGTCCGTAGCCTGAGCTTTCGCTTTAGCTACGTCCGCCTGCGTCGCCGGCCGCCGCCGCGGGTTTGTTTTGTTCCTGCTCATCCCGTCACCGCCCATCCGTCGTCCCGCACCCCGAACGCGTCCCCCAGCTGCACTGTATCGGGGAAATTCGTCTGCGTGGTCTTTATAGCGTACTTGTCTATTTCGGTCGCGTAGTATCTCTCAACATGCGCCCCCAGCTTTTCCAGCGCCAGCCGACCGCAGCTCATACCGTCATACATGGACAGCACTTCCAGCGGCTCGGTTGTGATCTCCTGCGCATAGTGGAGAATGTGCGCAATCACGTCCACCGTCCAGCCGTTGCCCAGCATTTTAGAAGCCTGGGTATCTGACACGGGGAATATGTATTCCTCCGGCACCGTCTGGAGGCGCTTGCACTCGGATACAAGGGCGGAGTTTATGAATATCGGCTCCACGCCGAGCTCTTTTGTTATCTGCTCCCGTATTTTCTTTGCTATGGATTTGTTGTTCTCATAGAGGAAATAATCAGGCCGGAATTTTTCTCTGGCAATCAGATAATTGCGAAACAGCTCCCAGCCGAGCCCCTCCGGCTTTGTCTCCCTGTTTTTCGTCTGCGCTATGCTCCAGTGGGTGCAGGGACTGCCCCCGAGCAGTAATTTTATCGTTCCCATAGTTCCCTCCGTCGTCACGGAGCCCCCGCAAGGAGGACGCCGCATCCCTAAGCGGCAGAGCCGCCAAGGGCTGCGCAGGCGGCGCGCCTTTAATCCGGAACCTCCTAATCGTCCCTGTACGGGCTCCACAGCGACCAGTCCCACACGTCGTCGCCGTTGTACTCCCGCGTAAAATAGTTGTGTGCCCCGTCGCCGCTGAAATACAGATACTCCCGCGGCAGCACGCGCCCCGGATTCTCAACAATTCCGCTGTGCTCGACGTTCCAGCGCATAAGCACGTCCTCGGCCACCTCGACCAGCTCCGGCAGTACGGGGTAATCCTTGTGGTAGCCGAAAAACTGGCTGGGCTGCGTCACCACGCCCATTACTGTATCAGGGAAATACGGGTCCCCGCTGTCCACGCGGTTGAGCACGCACCATATGACAGCGGCCTGTCCCTCAACTGTGCAGCTTCGCGCCTCGCCGTACAGCAGGCGCGCCAGGGCCTCGACCTCGGCGTCGGTCACTATGTACGCCGGCGGGTTACAGCCCTCGCAAGGAGGACGCCGCATCTCTCCCCGTAAAGGGGATGCGACATCCGTAAGCGGCGAAGCCGCTAACGAGCTGTCCAATAAGGCGGCATAGCCGCCAAGAGCTGCGCAGTCCTGCCAGACCGCACGCTCGACCGGCTCAGGTGGGGCCGTGAGCGCCGACAGCAGCAGCGCCGCGGCCAGCAGCCCCCTCATGGCGTCTCCCTCGGCCTGAAGAAGCCGCATCTTCCCTTTGCCGCGCACTGCAGCTCCGTCAGCGCATGGCACTCGCCGGCCTCCGCGTTATAATTTGCGCAGTCCTCATTCGCCGGATACGGTGCTTTGCCGCGCCCGCGGTTCTCTGACATGGCTTCCCTTCTCAGGCAGCCGCAGGAGCGCGTTCCGCCGCTCACAAGATTTGCTCTTGCCACCGCCTTTGTCTGCCCGCAGTCGCAGCGGCACAGCCATACCGGACATCCGTTTTTCCGCTCCGGCAGCAGCTCCAAAACTGTCAGCCGCCCGAACCTCCGCCCTGTCAGGTCGTTTATCTTTCTGCTCATGTCGTCCTCGCAACCTCCATGTCTGCCCGATTGGTACATCTTTTATTTCTTTTCCCCTGACTCGGAGAACAGCCCAGCGTCAGCGGGTGTTCTCCGAAAAAGGAAGCTTGCCGCCGTCCTGCGCAGCTTTTGCCGCCTCGGCAGAAGCGAAGCGGTAAGGCGGCAAGCTGACGCGCCTCTCCCGCCATTCCCGCTCCCGCTTTTCCAGCTCCGAGGCCAGCACACGCTTATACTCCTCCTCAGCCCGCCTTCGGGCCTCCCTGCGCCTGCGCTCCGTGACGGCGGGATCCTCCCGCGGCTTCCTTCCGCCCGAGCCCGCGAACACCGGATTTGCGCAGCGCCCGAAGTGCGGCTCCCAGGCCTCCGCCGCTCCCGTGACCCATTTGTCAACAATGCGCCCACGGAAGCTTGTCCCGTCCGCCCTGTACAGCAGCGCCCCGTTTTCGTCCGCCACCGCCCGCACGGGGAACGACTCGCAGGGCATCCACGCCCCGCGCTCCGTACGTATAAACCGCAGCATCCGCCCGCAGCCCCTGCAATATGTTTGTCTGTCATACATAAAGCAGCGCCTTTCTTCAAATAATCGAGCCTATCACATGCCCCGCCGCGCATACCGCGGCGATTATAACCGCAATCGCGCTCACAGCCTCCGCGGCGTATATAATCCCTTCAATCCGCCGGCGCGTGTCGTTTCTCATTGTCAGCCTCCTCCATTGTCCTTTCCTCTGTCTGTACGAAGCGCCGGACCTCGCCGCACACGCAGCACCATGCGTTTTTTCCGTGCCCGGCCACGGTCGTCCCCGGCCGCCACTTTGGCATGTCCCGCACCGTGCCGCAGCCCGTGCATATAAAGCGACGCTCCTGAAAGCGCCTCCTCCTTCCGCTCATTACCCCGCACCCCAAGGGCACTTTGTCGCCGTCTGCGGCGGCTCGGGCGCAATACGGTATTCCTCCGCCGCCAGGCCCGCCAGCGTCTTTTCCAGCGGACGCCGCCGCCGGCACGCGCAGACCGTCCTCCAGCGCCCCGGGCGTGGCCGCGCTTCCTTTTTCTCCAAATAGTACATGTCTTCTCACCAGCTCACGCTAAGCTCCATGTCCAGCGTCCGGAATCCGCCGCCGTTCTCCGGCGTACCCGCTGTCCGGCTGGGGCCTTCGTCCAGATAGTTTTTTCCGAACTGCCGCGCGAACTCCTCCCGCGTCCAGCCCTGCCGCTCCATTGCCAGCCGCTGGCCGTACTCCTGCAAAGCCCCGCGCGTCTCGGCGCAGCGGTGCGCCGCCCGCTCACCGAATATGTGGCAGCTGCCATGACACAGCCACGCCGTCAGGCCGTACTTTTCGCTCTTTTTCCTGTTCGCTCCGCCGAAGATATGGTGCCTGTCCAGCGGCTCCGCCGTCCCGTTTCGCCCGCACAGCCAGCACACCCGCTCCGTCCTGTCTCTCATTTCCCCTTCTCCCTTCCCGCCCGCCTCCGGCGGGCTTCTTCTTGCCCTCCTCCCCTGCCTGTGATAAAATGCTGAAAAAAGGAGGCTGACGCCATGAATGTTTACCCTATCACCCGCGAACCGGGCATCTTCTGGAACCTGTTTTCCGATGAGTTTGTAGGCTTTGCCGGCAGTGACGGGATTTCATCAGGCATTGCCGTGGTGCTGTCTGAGGTCCGGCGCATGTTTATTGACATCTTTGGTGCGGATACCGTAAACTCCCATCCGGTCCTCGGAGTGCTCTACAGCTCGGGTGTCCCGCAGACGCAGCGGGAAAACGCGCTTATCTTTCTGGCCTCATCCGGCCTGTACTACCTTAACCATATCTATCAATTTGCCCATGAGCTCTGCCACTTCATGGTTCCCGGCAATGTTTGCCCGCCGTATCGCTGGCTTGAGGAAACACTGTGCCAAATGATGTCCTGGTATGTTCTGCAAAAGCTCTCGGAAACCCCCGCGGGAGCAGGGGTGCCCCAGTTAGCTTCCCTGTATGACAGAATGCTGCCCTACGTGGAGCAGTCACAAAGAGCCCACTGCGAGATAGGCTCCGGCTGCTCGCTTTCCGAGTACATAAGCGCAAACCTTTCGCATTTGCGGAGAGACCCTTATGACCGTGATATGAACTCAGCCATTGCTCTTGGAATATATCCGCTGTTCCTTGACCGCCCCGAGCTCTGGAAGATTGTCCCCTTCCTTGATAAACTGCGGGGTGACATGCGTTTACCTGACGCCGTCAATTTTGCCTGCTGTGCTGCTGGGGTCCCTGACATCGTTCGGAATGAGCTTGCCAATCGGCTCTGTCAGTAGCTTTTTGTATCTCTTCAAGACTTCGATAAGCTGGCCGCACGCGAAGCTGTCCAGTCCGTAATATCTGTTGCCGTCCCCGTCCGTGGCGTACCCTTTCTGACTGCGGATAAGCTCGTTGATCAGATGGTCAATGAGGCTCTCCTCATCGGGGGCACCGCACGGCCCCCGCATTCCCCTGTGGCTCATGTTTGTCATTGCCTCCCATTGCTTATTTCATTACAGCTTATGAGCTGCGCCCCTTGTCCTATTTGCCCTTCCCACACAGGCTCCCCACGGGCGTTTTTTTTTTCCAAGCCGCTCGGCATCCAAAAGGACGATTTC